TACAACTAATTCTCCCTCACTAAGTAGTACATGTTGATTATCTTTAACTTCATCAGCTGTAGCACCTGGAGGAGGGTCAGAAGGTGTGCCCATTGATGCTTCTTCATATTCTGGTTTTTCTGTGCTGCCCATATCGATTACAACGGCTAAACCTTTACCTTTTTTCTTAGACTTCCCTGCATCCTCAATAGATTTACCTTTGGCAGCTTTTATAGGAGTTGAACTAAGCAACTGTTCTTCTTCAGCTTTCTTGGCAGGTATTTGCGGAGCAGCTAAAGCTGTAGTCATAGGAGAAGGCATAGCTGTTGGCATAGGAGCAGTAGGAGTTGCAATACCTACATTTGTTTTATCTTGTTTCAATTTCTTAGCTACAAGCTTCATAACTTCATCTCTGGGGTCAACAACTTTTGGAGCCGCCCCTCTCTTAGGCATTTTCTCTACTTTTTGTTTTTTGTTACCTACTGGTGGACTGGTCTTTTGTGTCATTGGGGATGTACCTAATCCTGCTGATTCTTGTAATGCCATTAGTGCTGCTCCTTTATTAAGCTTAGATGGGTTTGAGGGGTCTATATATCCTAAAGACAATTCTCCATCACGATTATATACATCTCTAGTGTATACGTTTCCTTCATCATCAATAGGCTGGGCAAATCCTAAATAATTTAATTTATTTCTTTCTTTATCTTTACCTACTAATGTCCTAAAAAAATTTTTAAAGCTTCTTCCAAAACTTTTTTCTCTAGTATCTGAAGGAGATGTTGCCTCTGGAGGTATACCTCTTTGATTGAGAATATCTTGGGCTGCTTTAGATATGTTTAAATAATCTTGTTTAAAAAGTTTTTTATTTTCTGCACTATCCCTTAAACGCCTAGCATTTTTGAAATACAAATCAAAACCAGTTCTTCCAACTTCTTCATTTTTAAGATTTTGTGCATCACCTAATCTGCCTTGCATTAGTGTATCTCCTGCACGAACTACTCCTTCTTCAAAGTCTATATAACCATAAGGGTTAAACCCTGGTCGGGATACTGGTTCATTTACTCTGCCTTCAAATGCATATTCATCTGCTAAATTTCTAAGTCTATTTTTTTCTCTTGCTTCAATAATATCAATTCCTGCATGTGTTAACTCATGAACAAAAATTTTTAAAGGGTCAACTCTTTTACCTTTGTTTAATTGTTCTCTTTGTATATACTTAAGCACTCCCTGCGGAGCGTTCCTTCTTTTTTTCGCAAGACTTGGACTCTCATAAGTTCCAAGGTCACTGCCTCCATAAGGTTCTTTGGGAGCTAATCTTATCTTACCTTCTTTATATAGTTCATAGCCTAATCTAGCTAATGGATTACCATACATATATTTTTCTAAGTCTGCTCTTAATTCAACATCTCCTAATCCTTGACCTTGTGTATACTTAGGTGATTTACCCAATCCCTGTGGTCTAGGTTTTGGTTGCTCAACTGCCATTATTTTCAGCCCTTGCTAGAACTTCATCACGAAGAGTTTTAAGTCTTCGTACTTCTTGGATTGCTCCCTGTGCTTTAGTTATATTGTACATATCCTCATGCTGTTCTAATAATTTATGTAGCTCTGCTATTCTATGATTCATATATACTTCTAAGGCATCAGTATTTTTCTTTACATTAACTATAGGCAGTAATTGTTTTGCTACTTCCTTTATCACTGTCTACCCCCTAGTAATTGTTGTAGTTGGTCCATAGCAGCAGGGTCTTGTTGCTGAGGTCCTGGTGAAGGATTAAGAGGTGCACTAAATCCTTGCTCTCCTGGAACTGGAGCTTGCCCCACCCCTATGTTACCACCACCTCCACCTGAAGGGTCGGCAGGATTAATTCCCTGTGCTTGCCCCTGTTCGGTAGGTAACCCACCAGCAGCTTTTAGTATCTCTGCTTGTTTAAATGCTTCTCTTTCGTCATTAATAAGTTTCTCTGCATCTAAATCCATAGCATGTCCAAGTTCTCTTAAGATAACTGGTATCTTTAAATATGGTGCTACAGCAGCATTACCTGACATTTGAAGTAGCTGTAAGAGTCTTTGACTTCTTACTTCATTCTTCATTAGACTCTCTGTGCCTCTGGCTTTTATTTCTAAATCGCCTCTAGCCTCTTTATCAAAGTCAAACTGCATATTAAATGCAAACAGTGCTTCTCCTAAAGGTTGTAATAAATAATCATCTAAGTTCTTTACAACACTCTTAATACTTAGTTGTGCCGCTCCCATGAGCATGCTAATACCTGCAGCAGTTCTACCTGTACCTGCAACACCAGTTTGTCCATGTGAATAAGATGGTATGCCTGTTGCATCATCGGCTAGTGACCTAGCTTTATCAAACATCATCATATTCTCAGTGCTTACATTTGGATACTTTGTTCCAAATAAGGCTTGCCCTGGAGCACCCCCCTGTCTTCTAAATACTTTTCCTGGAAATACTTGTAAGTCTTGTCCTGGGACTAAGTTAGTCTCATCAATCTCAAATACTAAATTACCTGACAACACAGCATTATCAACTGCCATTCTCATAAAACCATTCATAAGTGTTTGAGTATCTGACATATTCTCAGCCAGTCCTACACCAAAGAAACTATATGGGTTTAATTCAAACGGAGCCGCACAGTAAGGAATACGTTTAGGTGTAAATGGATTTACCACTAATCTAAGTATCTTATTATTACATACCCATACATTAACTTGTAAAGTATCTACATCTTCAAATTCTTTTGGTATATCTAATCCTGATGCTTCTGCCATAGTTTTATCTATGTTACCCCAGAACTCTAATACTTCAAATCTATCTACATCATACTGAGTTTCATTATCTCTTAAGTCTGTTTCCCACCACTTACGTGTGTAATTGTATCCCATCTCAGCACATTCATCTACAGCTTCTGTGTCAAAGTAAGGTCTCTTCTTAAGATTACGTAACTCTGAGTAACTTAACTTGTGTCTTTCTATAACATATTCTGCTTCAGCCATATTGTTAGCATCATAGTCAGGATAAAAGTTCCATGTGGAAACTGATTCTACTCTTGGTACAGTTTGACTTTCTGGTGAATAGTTGCCTTCTTCATCCCAGTTAGCTTTTTCTTTATCAAAAGCAAAAGGTCCTTTGATTATTCCTGTACCAAATAAAGCCATTTCAAATGCCACAGTTCTTAAATGTTTAGAAGCATTAGATTCCTCTAACTGGTCAAGAATAGTCTTCTCCATTCTCTTAGCTGCTTTTTGTGCTGGGTAGTATGTCTGTGCAGTAGGAGTTAATCCTGTGCCTGATTTTAATTTTTCTTTTATACTTTCTAAATCATCCTCAAACGCACCTAGTTTCATATCTTGTAAAGATTCTTGCGTTGCCCCCTTTGGTAAATCCTGTCCATCTCCAGGGAAACCATATACATTATTTAATTCATCTAATGCATTGTCAGGTTCTTTAGGGTCAAAATTTACGGATTCCGTAACGCCATCTGGAATACGAGTAGCTTCTACTCCTAACGGAAACCTTTGACCAGCAAATAAAACGTCAATAATTTGACCATAGGCAGCTAAAACTTTTGTTTTAGTTATCTTTATAAATACTTGAGATTTCTCTGTTTCAGTAAATTGAGTATCATTTGTGTATAACCCTCTATACTGTCTATACGAATTAAGCCATCTTTGTTCGTCATATAGTCTTGCGTCTTCTGCAGATTTAAATTTTTCATTAACATATGCTGCTAGTTCATCCTTTGGGTCTTTAGGAACAAATACTAAATCTTCTATGTTTTCGTTTTCATTTTCCATGTTTAATATCCAAATACTCTATCTGCAGGAGTCCATGTTCTAGGCATCGCTGCTGGGTCATAGTCAAATATAGACTTAGCCCTTGGTCGGGTCATTATACCATATCTCAAAGCATCATACAAATGGTCTTCTGCTTTAGTGTCTACATCCTCAGAATTGCTTTTATCCAAAGGTATTATAGGTAGCTGTGCAATTAAATTAGTACAACTATTAAATATGGTTAGCCCTGCCTCTTCTGTAATATCATCTACTTGAAGTCTTCTGTGTATTTCGTTTTTACCTGCTACACGACTTCCCTTACTTCTGTCTGCTGGTCGCCAACGACAACCAACTGAAATCATTTGTTCCGCCAAGGAAGGACCCGTATCACCTCTTTTATGCCAACACGAGCTGTCGAGTACGCCATACGAGATTTGTCCATCACCTCTTTCCACATCCAAGATAGCAAACGCCAAATCTTTGGCTGTATATTTCGATACATACATTTCGCGGTAGACCACGAGTTGCTCAGTAGCTGGGTCAACTGCAAACCATAAGACTGCAGAATAGGAAGAGTATCCATAATCGCATGCCCTAAATTTTCTCCAATTATCTGGAATCGTAAATACATCCGTAACGTGATATCGCCTATCGAACTCAGAAAAAGCCGCACCTTCTGCAACATCCCAACTTCCCTCCAATAATTGTCTACGTTGTGTCTCTGGTAAAGACAGCAACATGGCTTCGTAGTCTCCCTGCTCGTATAAAAAAGGATTATCCATTAATTTAGCAGGGATAAATCTTCTTCTAAACAAAGGCTGGTCAGACTTCGAATGGTGTTTGGGGTACTTTAATGTTTCCCCAGTCGTAATATCTGTCGCCCAAAACGGCTTACCCGCTGGAGCAGGGTCAATGAACATCTTTTTGACCCAGCCGTGCCCTGGTCCTCCAGGGTTTGTTGTCCCCCGCATGTAGACGGGGAGTGACGGGTCTGCAGTTCTAAGACGCGAACGCAAATAATCCCAAGCATATGGTGTCGGATACTGTGTTAACTCATCAAAACCAATATAAGTGAATGCTTGTCCTTGGTATCTTAGAACATCTTTCTCTTGTTCAAGATATGTCATCCAAATTCTAGCACCAGACGGGAAAGTCCATTGGCTCTTTTTCTCCATCCATTTAGCCCCGGGGTATG